GCGTTGTCCTCTGCGAGGTACGTATTAGCAACGCCGGCTTCGGGCCATTGCGTCGTTTGCACTTCGTAGTTGCGGTCGGGGTCGACAAACTGCCCGCGGATGACGTTCGCAGTTCCCACCGACCCGGGGAGAATAAACTGCCACGAATCCTCGAGAGTATTCTCCTCCGTCACTTGGAAGCCACTCACCGCACGGGCGTGCCGGATGATGAGCCGCCACTTGTCGCCCTCGTTGATCACTTGCCCGCGGCAGGACGTACACAGGTTAGCCAAGTTCGCTTCCACAGTAGCGGAAGTGTTGACCCACCCATTCAACAGGAACCGCTTCTGCGTCATCGGCGACACTGCTCCGGGCCTGTCAACTTCTTCGTCGCAGTAGTTTGCCGCATCCATGAAGCTTTGCTCATCCAGCTGGTCCAGCGGTACACCCATGCCGTAAATCGGGGACGTCAGATAGTCTCGAACACACAGCGCCGGATTATCACTCCACGCCCACACATTTGTCCGTGGGTCGTACACCGAGTTGCCGTGAATCTGCGCTGTGAACTGAGGCAAGCCGCTGTACACTTCCGGGCTGTACCACAGTTCGAACCGCGAGTACGCAATCCCGAGACCCGCCGCCGCAGCGGGCCACTCCGCCGGGAACCTGTCGGTCAACCTGGCATCGACTGTTTGCGAAGTCGAACCGGTGTGGTGCTGATAGACGAAATACAGTACGCCCTCACCGGGCACGCTATTCGAGAAGGGTGCTGAAATGCTGGTGCTGTTGAGCGCCAACCGTTCATCAAGCCAAATCTTCTCTATCGAGGTAACACCCGTTCCGTCTTGTGAGCCATGACACCACGCGGGCACAACGAACAACCGCCGGCGAGCGGTGGAAGTATCGTCCGTGCGCACGTCCGCCAGCACGCCCCCGATTTTTGTGATGCCGTACACCACAGGCAAGGACTCTTGCGTGCCCTTCCGATTATGAAGGATGGTTCCTTGCTGCGCGGCAAGGTCGCCGCCGCCCGGCATAAGGTTCAACTTGGGCGCCGTCAACACTCCGACGCCCATCATCGCGATACTAAACGCGATTCCCCACTGCTTCGTCGTGACACCAATCAAGACGCCGGTCGCGATAAGCCCGATTCCCTTGAGGATGCGCCCGCCCTTCTTGATGAACCTCGAGAGCTTATTACTCATACATACCCCTCACGGCCTTCCGGCAAGCGACCGCCGGAGCGCGGCACAAAGGGCATGGCGATGCCCCAGTAGATCGGCGAATTCGCAATCGACGCCACGTGCTGGAAGAACAAGTCCCCCGCAAAATAATGCTGATGGCTCGGCAAGCTCGCCATAATGCCGCGCACTCGCTCCACTCCCAAAAAGCTCAACAGCCGCGTCTGAATCGTGACAGTCCCGTACTCCCGCGTCCGGGATTCTTGAACCGTGTAGGGGCTCAACTGCAGGCCCTTGAAGAGCCGCACCGGTTGCCCGAGGACCGTCCCCAGCGTGCGGTCGTAGTAGACCCGATAGATGAGAGCCTGACGTCCGCGGTACTCACTTCCCAACAGCAACGCCATCACGGTTTGATCGACGCCGGAGAGCGTAATGTCCACGCTGTGCGCCTTCACGTCCGCGGACTCTTCAATCCCGCCGAACGACAATACGCCCCCGATGCTTTCCCACGTGTCGCCGAGGTACGCCAAATCTTGCGGGGCCGTGGTGAGCCGCACCCACCCGTCCGAAAATTCCAACTCGAGGAGGTGCGCCACTTCCAGCGATTGTACAAACACTAACGACGCCTTGAGAGCGCGCATCGTCTCCATCGACTGCACACCCGCCATGACCTTGACGGCGCGCACCGCCATCACGCCCTGCCCTGTGCCGTTGAGAATGACGGCCGCCGTATTCCACTCCGCCTCAAATGCGCTCGTTGCTCCAAGCGACCCTACCACTACGGCCGCGCTGTTGATAGAGACCGACGCCGTTGACCCGCCCGCCGCACTCAGCGTGCCCAACTGCTCTACAAAATCCCCCACCACGATCGACGGCCCCGCTCCGCTATCGCTGTTCGTGCCGTAGCGCTGCGCCCGCGCCTGCAGGGACGAAAACGACAAGCGATAGCCCACCGTCGCATCACCAATCCAAATCGAGTTCGTTGCCGCGACAGACTCTACGCCGCCGGGCACGTGCTGCGCGGCGTAAAAGGAGAGCGCTTGCGGCCTCGCGTAATACGGAAGCTGCAGGACATCCGCTGCTCGCGTGACGGTCACTGCGCCTGTTGGGATAAGAGAAGAACACGTCGCCGCGTTCTCGACTTGGAACCCGGACAGGAGAACCGTCGTCAGCCCCGCGCCGCCCGTCCCATTCGCATACACTCCATTCGCGTTCGCAGCTACGGCCGCTATTGACACGCAACTAAGGCGGTATACACCGTCGGCGAGCGCTTCGACGCGCAAGGAAGTCCCGTGGAGGAGCACTGCCGTCACTACGGTACCGGTGACCGTGTAATGAATCAGAACGCGCCACACTTCGGCTGTCGCGTCCCAGATTCCCGTGTACGTGTCGCCGTTCACACCATCCGCTTTGACTAAACAGGAAAAGGCCTTGACCGTATTTCCTGTCAGCGTCACGGCCCGCGAGAGTTCATGCGTGACCGGATTCGTGAACCGGGAGAACGGCCGCCCCGCGTACGTCCCGACTGCGTTCGTCGGAGTGCCACCCGTCGTCCACCCCGACGCGAGTGCGTCCGAATGCAAGACCAAGTTCGTCCGCGTGTCTTCAATCAACGTGGTGCGATGCTCGTCCACGTAGTGCTCGTCGCGCAGCACGTTGGCCGCGACCGTTTGAATGACGCCATTCACGTCGACGTACGTGGCGCACGTGGTCGCGTCCGCGCGCGTAAACGTGCCGCTCATTTCGGTAATGGGCATACCGGGTTCGTAATGAAACAGGCTCCCGGTCGGCGCTGGCACGCCGGGCCTGCCGACGCCGTCGCCAAGAATGTCGGTGGCAGAAAACTCATCGTAGTGTGTATCCGTCGAGTTCGTTGTCGTGCGGCTAGCGCGTAAGCCCGCGCGGCCGGCGTCCGTGATTGCGGAATCCGTAACCGCTATACGCTCAATGTTATTGACCAACAGCGAGATGCGCGTGCCCCGCATGCGCAGTGTCATGCGGTAATCTTGCCCGACGGCGAGCGCTTGCGCGTACGTGCCCAACGTAGTCGGCGTGCCGGCAACGTACTTGACCAATTGCCACTCAGGTCCGGCGCTGTCGTAGCGCGCCATGTACGCCGTCGTAGCGCCCGTCACCACGCGCCCCACAACCCCGGCGGCAGCGCCGGCAGTCAGCTGCCGCAAGATCGTGCTCACTTCATAGTCCGCTGTCGCGGGCAAGCCGGACGCATAGTACAGAGCCACGTCGGAGGCCCCACCGGACGTACGCCGCGCCCGGTTCGCATCCGAAATCACTATAGTGATTGTGGAGACGCCGTGTTGAACCCACGTCGCTCCCAGTTCGCCCGTGTGCGCGGATAGTAACGTTCCATCCGTATCCGTGAACGTGTCGAAGACGAACGTCGTACCGTACCGTATCATTGCGGCTGCTCCCGGAACGTGACCTGCAAGCCGGCGCTGAGGTACCCAGTGACGTCGATCTCCGGCATATCACTCATCGCGGAGATGACCGCATTGAAATAGATTGACGATCCCAAGATGGTCACCGGCGCGTTGTCCGCTGGCGACTGCCCTGCAAAGATGGGAGGGTTGATCGGCACCGTCACATTGCCCGAGCCGTCACTATTGCAATCCGCCGTGACATCAAACACCACCGCGCACCCCGCCACCGCCATCAAGTCACCCGCTTTGAGCCAACCCGTAACCGTGTTCGATGCACCATCAACGAGCAAGCTCGACCCCGTTTGCGACGCGCCCTTCACCAAGGGCGTGCCACCGCCCGCGCCCGTGCGTGTTTGTAAATACGGATGCTGAACTTGCCACACCGTGCCTTCACGCACCGACTGACTGAGCGCTGTCAGCAATGCCCGCACGGTGGCGAGAGATGTATTGAGAACGGGATACGTTTCCGTCCACTCGCGGCCCATGTTCATCACGCTACGGAACTGGCCCTTCCCCGACAGGCCCCAGCTTTGCAAGGCTGCCGGATACGAGAACCCAGAGACCAGTCTCGGTTTCGCTTTTGTTCCGCGCGGGAAGTTTGCCATTTAGACTCCCGCTATAGCACGGCGCATCGCACCCGACCGTTGGTACGCCCGCATGAACGCGCTAGCGACCACGCCCTCGTTGTCGCGGAAGAAGTCCTCCACCCCTTGGCTGTCAATCGCGCTCACCGCCACGGACACACTGATATGATCGCCTCCACCGCCACCACCAGCTGTGTCGAACGCAGGCATGGGCGTGACTGTCAAGCCGCCGGTGCCGGCTGTGATAAACTCCGGCCCCGCTTCGCCGACAAGCGCTACGTTGCCGCCCGAAAGGAAGCCGCCCCCTGCCATGCCCTTTATTCCCAAGAGTTGTGACAGCCACCCCGGATTCTCTACCGTGCCGAACATCCACTGCATCAGCTCCATCTTGATGATGAGCTTCGTAATGTCCGCAAGCATTTCTCGAACCATTTCCTTGAACGACATTTTTGCGCCGAATGCCATGTCCACAAAGCTGTCTAACGCGCGCCCCGTCATGTCATGCAGTGCTTGCGAAAGCGCTTTCGTCATTTCAGTTTCTTCCTGCACGGCTGCGCGGTAATCCTTGTTTGCTTTATTGCGCGCTGCGTCGTACTTGGCCCAGTCAATAGCGCCGGTCTCAAGAGCTTCATTGAGAACTTTCAGCGCTGCCACTAGCAACTGATGTGGCGTGCGCGCCGCTTCAACGAGCGCGTTTGCTTCCTGCATTCGGTCCTTGTACGCTTGCGTTGTTTTTGCGAGATCGTCCGTAGACTTTTTTGCCGCCGCGTAATCAAGCAGCAGCGGACCTAACATGCGGGTTGTCCCCGGGATTGCTTGCGTCAAGCCGATTTGCTCATCAACAAGCGCCTTGATAGCGTCCGCGTACGCTGTTGCGTACGCGTCCGCCTTGTCGAAGCCCATCCACACTTCCGCCATGAAGTCAGCAGTCTTGAGCTTTTTCTCAAGCTCAACAATTACTTCCGCTGCCTTGAGAAGATTTTCAGGAACAGTGTCCTTTCGCGGTGCTGGTTTCGCACTGACAGCCGCTGCGTACGACGCCTCTAACTGTTGAAAGATGACTAGGGAGTCCGTCATCGACAAAATCAGTTTGCCCACTTCATTGCGAGACGTAATTGCTTTGTCGATGAGAAGTTGAAGCTGCCCGCGCATTCGGTCGCCTTCAGGAAGCACGCCCATATCCGCTTGCATTTTTGCAATGTTAGCGTTCTTGAACGCAATTTGTTCTTGCAAATCACGGATGTCTTTTGTAAACAGCTTGACTTTTTTCCCAGCACTCGCGGGGTTTGATTTCTCAAATAGTTCATGCATCGCGCGCGTCGCTTGACGCGTCGCTTCCTCAGTGGTGACAATGGCTGCCGCCATATCGTAAAACGACTTGATGCCCCACGCGAGCAATCCACCGCCAATAAAGATAAGAAGAAACGGCGCGATCGCTGTCATAAGCGCAAGCGATGCAGCGCGTAAGCCCCACAGCACACTAGTAAATCCAGTGCCGGCAATTGCGGCGTTAGTGAATGCGGTTGCAAGGCCCCAGAAGAACACAAACTCCTTGACGACCAACCACAAACTCGCGAAAGCGCTAGTCAGGCCGACAGACGAGGACGCAAGCCACGCAAGCGCAGGCGCTAACAAAGCAAGCATCGAAAGCAGTTTGCTAGTCAGCAGCACGAGCGGCGCTATTGCTGCCAGCACTGCCGCAGTGTTCACTAGCCAGCTGCGCATCTCGGGGGACAGTTTCTGAATTGCTAACGCCCAGGATTTTATGAGCGCGATAGCCGGGCTAAGAGACTCCATCATCGTTTCGCCGACTTGCTCGAGAATGTTGTAGATCTCATTCCACGCTTGGCGAAACTGCCCCGTCGGAGTCTTCGCCATGTCCTGCGCAAGAGAGTTCATGCGCTTCTCGACCTCGAACAGGACCAGCTTTTGCGCCTCAAGTGTCTTTCCTTGATGCACAAGATTCTTGATGTTCGCCTTCACTTCGTCCGACAGAATAACGTTCGCGCGCCGCAGAAGCATCATGCCCGCTTCCGGGTCTTCCATTGTGCGACCGAGCGCCGTCATCGCGCCGCTAAGGTCGCGGCCCATGAGCACAGCGAGGTCCTGCGCAACTTTGACAGTGCGGTCAAAGACGTCGTTGCCCTTGCCGGCTTCGTTTCGAACAGCTTGAAACGCGAGCAGCGTGCTCATCGCGGACAGCGTCGTGTTCGTGGAAAACGTAGTCACCTTCTCAAGCGACTTCGCCAAGTCCTGCATGTGCGCAGAAGTGAGGCCGGCGGAGCCGCCCGTTGTTTTGAGAAGCGCATTTGTTCGCGCAATTGCATCCGCTTGCTCGCCCCACGCGTGCACAGCCGCTACACCGACGGCTACAAGCGGCAGCGTCACAAACGTATTGAGCGTGCTGTTGAACTGTTTCATGCTCGCTGCAACTTTTTCCATCGTCTTACCCGCGCGCACCATGGCAGCATCAAGGGCAGACGTGTCAGCGTCGAGGATAACGGACGCTTTAGCTAGTACGGATGAATTCGCGCTGGCGGTCATGGGACTCCTTTCCGTTTTGCAAACGAAGCGTTCGTCTGCTTCGCCCACTGCGTCATTACTTTCTTCGCCGTCGTAGCGTCCATGTAGTCTTCGTCCCGTGGGCGTTCACGAATAAAGTCGCTCGGCTTGACCATTTTTGCACCCTTGCGGCGATTGACATTGATGATCGTCGCGGCAATCAAACCAGCGCGCAAATATGCAGCGCGTTCACTTTCGTGCTTGCGCTTGAGAACTTCGTTGACCTCCGCGATTGTCAAGTTCCAGAATAACTCATGCGGAATTCCTGCAACGATGGCAAGTGACCACAGTTGCAGGATGTTTTCTTCTTCCGTCGCGCGCTTTTTTACCGGCTGCTTACTGGAATCTCTTCGGCCGGCGCGCGCGGCGGCCGAGGGTCCTCGTCTCCCGTCGTTATTGCTTGGCCCTTGTACCCCATCGCTTTGAGCAAAAGCTCAAGGGTTTTTTGCAAGTTCTGCAAGTCTACCATGTCTTCGACGGCCTGAACTGTCAGCGTGGAGTCTTCCCACTTGAGACCGTACCAGAGAATACGTCCGAGCTTCTCGCCCGTCATATCCCGCTTGAATCCCTCCTCGCCGCCAAACTCTTCCATCATAACGCGGCGAGTGCCCAGCGTAAAACGCAAATGGCGCAGCTTGTCCAGCGTGACCGGCACGCCCAGTGACGGTGACTGTGCATCCTGACTCATGACGCTCTCCCCTAAGAGGATTTGTTTTTACTACGCAATCGCAACAGGTCCTGCCACGCGAATCGTCGCTGTCTGCTCAGCAGCCGAATCATCGACAAGCGCCAGGTCGCCCGAGGGCGCTGCCGTAACGAAGCCGTCGAATGTGAACGTCTGCCCACCGGAGATGGCGGCGGCCGGTATTTCGATAATGACCGGTACAATAGCTGCAGTACCGCTCGCGTTGAAGTTCGTCACCAGTTCTACCTGGCCGGTGTCTTCCGGGTCAAAGCGGAAGCTCAAGTTGACGGAGCCGCCGTCGCGCAGTCCCGGAATAAACTCACGGTCAAACGCTGAGTCAGTGTCTGTCACTTCCGCTTCACCGCGCGTGCGGTCGGGAATACTGACAGAGATCAATCCGCCGACGAGCACAGAGTTGACCATAATAGTGGTGCCATGGGGGAGAAACTTCATAGTGATACCCTCAACGAGTGGGGCGCGCAACCGCGCCGGTTATGGGCCAACAAGGCGACTAGATCAATATAGCCGCCACTACTTCCGTGTTTGCACAAGCGCAGCGCGGGCTTGCGCGCGCAAGCTTTTTAGTGCTGCGCTACCGCCTGCTCTCCAGCGCTCAACACCGCGCACAAGGTAACGCGCCTCACCGATTTTGTGGAATAGTGAAAGCTCTTCGTGCTGCGTCAACGCGTACGGAGCCGCTGCGCCACCGAAGGATAACTCAACGTACGGGCGGAGCGGCGTGCCCTTCGGCCCCTCTACGCGACCCGTACTGCGCAGCGTACCTGTGTCCACGGGGACGCCATGCCCGGCTCTCGAGGCTTTGACATCCGTCATGATTTCTTCACCGATAACGCGTAGAGTCAACCCAAAAGTGCCCAAGCGCTTTGCTGCAGCGGCAATGTCTTGCACTGCTTTTTTGAAGCTAAGAGAAGTTGCAACGACGCCGCGGCGCTTTGCCATTTACTAATCCTCCTACAACGGCGGGGCAAACTCAAACATGAGCGTCACGCGGCCCTGCGTCGGCGTCCCGAGCGTGACTACCCGCGCAAAAAGCGGCAGCGCGTCCGCAAGTGGTACAACCCACGGCAGGATTTTCGATCCGCTCAACTCAGCGAATTCCGGGTACACACTCGGTGTCGACAGCAAGGGAAGCTGAATATTCCCGCTTTCCCAATTATTGTAGTTCGGCGCATTCGTGCCAACGTACAAGTAGGCTAGTTCGGGATCGACGTCCCACCCCTCGTTCGCCTCAATGCGAGCAGCGACCTGCAGCAATGTGCTTCCGGCCGGCTGCGTCCAGTTGAGCGAAATTCCTGTCGCGAGGTCCACATCGTCGAAGTTGATTTCTCGCGTAATGAGGTACGTGATCTGCCGCGCTACAATCTGCGGGTCGCCTGACGTCGGCGGCGAGTCGACGAGGCGCAACATACGAAAAGCAATCGAATGACGTGGGCGCGCGGTCTCATCGAACCCCAAAAAGACCGGCTCCGGTGTCATCGCGCGTATCGCTAAGTAGGTCCGCGTACCGATTTCCACATTGCGCAGGCCATGCAGTCCACGCAGTATCGTATTGGCGCGCGCGAACGAATCATCGCTGTTCGACGCGTCCCCGCGGACAGTGATATGTATTCCTACATCCTCGAGCGCAGAGTCACCGACTCCGAGGACTGCAGACATTTCCGGGGGAGGCCCGCCGTCCTCAGAAATGATGATCGTCTTGTTAGGCGCCCGCGGCAGGTCACT